AACAGTTGCCATTGTGGGCCCAAATGCCAAGCCGCCTTCAGCAAGTTTGGGAGCACCAATCTTCATTATTAATGACCTTGCTACACCACCAGCAGCAGCAGCAATAGCAGGAGCAATAGCCACCATGAAAGGTGATAATGGTACAGATGCTAATGCTTTTGCTACATACATTCTAATAAAATTAGCAATTATATCAGCAATGCTTTTTCGTACAGCTGCTGCAAGTTCCTTCATACTTTCAAATCCACTTGCAGCCAATTCACCAAAACTTAATATACTGGCAGCAATAATTTGTTGACCTTGCCCTAATGAATCATAGGCACTTTTTGCCACTGGCGTAATTTTAGTAAAAGAATTAGCTACATCTTCGTTTGTTTGTTTTAATCTTTCGTTTGCAGCTGATATACTTTCTAATTTATCTGGAAGTAAATCTAAAGTCGGTAAAAGACCTATAACACCTAAACCTGCACCCATTGATGCAGCAGAACCTGCTCCACCTGCACCTGCACCTGTTGGAGTAGTAGCACTTGGTTCTGTCGGCAAAGTTGGCACAGTAATACCTCCACCGCCACCAGTTGCTTTTGCACCAGTTGTAAATAATGAAGCAAGTTTGCCTTTTAAACTATCAACTGTATCTCCAATACTTTTAAACTCTGTAGCTACTATTCTTTGTTCCTTTTGATAAGATGTTAAACCATCAAGATTAAATAAATTTAATCCTAATGCTTTCTGTAGATAATCAATATTTTTTAAAACATTAGCTACTCCTTCCATTACGGAGTTTTTAATGTTTATCCATATATTTTTAAATCTATCTGTGAAGGCTTGCCAGTTATCATAAACATATAATGCAATAGCACCAATAGCAGCAATTAAGGCAGTAACTACTAAAATCATTGGATTGGCAGCTAAATAGCTAAATGCTTTACTTATATTTCCTATTGCTTGTACTATTAATTTTGAGGCTCCTGCCAAAGCACCGTATGTACTTATTAATTTTCCTACTATAAATATAATGGGCCCGATAGATGCAGCCACTAAAGCAGCCTTTACGATAAAGCCTTGTGTCTCTGGATTAAGGGCTTTAAATCCATCTACTAATCCTTGAATATATTTACTTAAACTTTCTGCAACGGCTTGTAGATTTAATGATTCATTTATAGCCTTGCCAAACTCAGCCAAAGATGCAGTTACATTATCTTTTAAATTATCAAACGTATTACCTAAACCACCTTGCGCTCTTTCTAACTTTGCTAATGCAGATACAGAGCGCGTTATAAATTCCTCACTACTTACACCTATTGCTCTTATGCCTTCCGCAGTCACTGTGCCAAATTCCTCTTTCATTACTCTGGCAAACTCCGGTAGCCTTTCTTTTATCTGATTAAGGTCTTCCTGTGTAACTTTACCAACCGCGCTTATCTGACTTAAAGCTAATGTAACTCCGCTAAACTGTTCTGCACCTCCTCCCGATCTCGCTACGGCATTACCAAACTGTGTTATAGTTTCCCTTGCAGCATCGGCAGACATTCCTACTGATTGTAAAGAGGCAGAAGCCTGTACAACTTGAGGCAATGCAAGACCAGGATTCTCTGCAACTTTACGCAACTTATCCAACTCTTCCTTTGCTCCTTCACTTGTACCCATAATGGCAATCAATCCATTCTCCAACTTTTCCATGTCGGCAAATGCTTTCAATGAAGCTGCACCGACACCAAGCAATGGCAGAGTTATAGACTGCGTCATAGTGCTGCCGATAGATTGCATTTGTCCGCCAAATCTTGACATCGCACGCTCAACCTTGCCAAGTTCTTTCTCAAGGTTGCTAACATCAATGCCAAGTTTTAAATTCAGTTTACCTATTGCCATTATTACTCTTTATCCCATTTGTCAAAAATTGACTTGTCAACTTCTGTCAAACTTCTTTTAGTTGGTTTTGGATTATCATTCTCCCATGGAAACTCAATTAAATCTTTAGGCTTAATTGATTTGCCTTTTGCCGTATGAACATTCAATAAAAGTGTTGTTTGCCACCTGGCACGTTCCCACTCAAATTGCTGCTCTATTTCAAATTGATTATTATAACCTTGCATAGCTATAATAACCTCTCTTAGTGTCATCTCATAGTATTGCGGAGGATGGAATCTAAGGACTCCAAAACAAAATCTTTCGATGTAATCAAGTGTTAACTCACCTCCTCCGCTATCTCGTTTTTTCTTTCTGGATCTTCTGGTACTGAAATCTCATTTGTTATCAGCTCCGTTATCCGGTTTATCCCTCCCTTATCCAAATCTACTAAGTCGCAAAACTTTTCTAAGGTATATGGACACTTCTCCCCTTTCGCCTTGTAACCTGCCTGTACACCTGCAAAGGCAAGTTCAAGAGCAAATAGGAGGTCTTCGCCAAGGAGGGAGAGGTCACTTAATTTAAGGTTCCTCTCCCTTAAAAATGTACCTAAAACGAACATACCAAACTTAACTGGTATGTCCGCATTAGCTATTTTTATTGTTTTCATTTTAGGTAATTTTTAATTTTAAGATTTAACAGTCTTTGTAATAGCACCAGTAACTTCAAAAGAAGCTGAGTAGCTTGTATTTTCTTCTACGGCTGCGTTAAGGTCTAATGATGTACAAATGGCTTGCATGGTAAATACATTGTCTCCGCTAACATCTGTTGTAAATTTAATAGTTAGAGCAGTACCACTAATCAAATCTGTAAAGAGATCATCAAACAAATAGTTAGTAGAAGAATCACCAGGACCGGCATACAGCGCCTCTGTGGAAAGTGTGCCTGATAACTGACCCTTCTTTACTTCTCTCCATCCTCCAGCTGCTGAATCCTTTGTTAAGATTTCACGCATAGCTGCGGAGATATTCATTTGGCACGATGTGGCGTAACCGATTGCAGTTGAATCTTTATACAAGCGCATCAACGTACCATTAATAATTCCTGTAGTTGGCATTTTATTATTTTTTAACTTTTGACAAATCTATATTAACATCAATTTTTTCCAATTCATTCTCATCTTCAAAATACTGCATAGGCATAGGCACCGGAATATAAATAGGTTGAGGTGTCTCTTGCACTTTCTTCTCTGGCATCTGCTCTACTACAAAATCATCATCAAGATGCTCGGCAATGCCATCTGCAACAAGTTGCTTGCCAAAGTCGGAAAGGAATACACCTGTTGCGCCTACTGGCTTGCCGTTCCACGTTTTTATTAATCTTAACTTCATAATTATCGTTTCATTCTTGCCATAAAATCAATACTCACCCAATAAACATTTAAATCAGCATTGTATGCTTGTGAATCAGATGACATATATTTAACTGTCTGCACACTAATATCATTTACTGTACCTACAAATCTGTCTAATCTATTTCTTATAGAGTTAGATAAACTTTGTGTAGTGTCATAGTTGTTTGTATAAACATCTACTTGAAAACTAACTTCTTCAAGATTACTTTGACCATCTTTAAAATCAACTGCAACACTATTAATAATTGTGTAAACACAAAAAGGATAGGTAACATTTTGAGGAGCAATATCTGGAAAGATGCGTAAACCGCAAACACCAGTAACTGCCACATCAGTTGATAGTCTCCCATATATTACTTTTCCTATCATGATATTTGCCAGAATTTTTTAGGCCTTTCCTGCATGATAAAAATACATTCGTCACGCATAGTTTTAATTACTTTTTCTCTACTTAAATTTCTTGCTTGTACTACTATTTTATTATACCAGGCTCTTGTACTTCCAAAAACCATGTGAGCATAAAAGCCATTTGTTCCTTCGCTACTATTTATACCTTTATTCATTGTACCTCTTTTATACAATGGCCCTACCGCTCCAACGGCATATCTATATGATTTAAGATTTTTAGATAAATCAATAATAGACTTTCTTAAATTACCTGGTTGTACAATCATTGAAGCTCGATCATTTTCTGACCATCCTTGCATTTTTTTATTACTAAAAGGATTGGTACTAATACGGTGAGGCTTACTACTCACCGGCACTAATGACTTATAAATTTGTAATGCGATAGGAGTAGCTGAATCAATTACTCTACTTCTTTCTTTTACCGTACATTGCTCCATTAACTCTGCAAATTCAATCACCGCATCTGCTAAACCTACTACTCTTAATGACATACCTTGGAAACTCCTTCTACCTGCGTAGTTAGACTTCTGAAGGTCTTTAAGGTGATTTATTTGTTTAGCTGATAGATATCCCATTACACATAGTTTTGAGCAAATGAACAAAATAAATGCAAATACATATTGTCCTCACTTATCTGGATGTTTTCTATTTGGTAATATTTATTCATCCAAATAATTCTTTGTTGCTCGTTTATGTCAGTTCTATATCGACAGGTAACTCTCACCTGGCTCAATGCTGTTATCTTGCCACCTTCTACCTCCTCCTTGTTTATTCCTTTATAATCTACTAATGCCCATACCTCGGCAAAATTACTCCATGTCTCTGTTCCAAAACCAGTAGTACCAATAGCACGAGATACACTCTGTACTATTATTCTTTCTCTCAATCGTCCTATTTCTTCTTTCT